TATACTAAATTATCCTGGTACAATATGGGGGTCTGTTACAGATGATTATGATAATTTTTCTGTTAGTGCTGCTGATGGTACTGTTGCAGATGACGATGCTGTAACATACCAACTTGCTGTTGGTGAAGTTGCTACAATTACAGGAATGCTTTCACATAAATATTTAACATTATTTACTACTGCAGGTCCTTTTAATGTTTCTTCTGGTAGTGCAACAGCAGGTATTACACCAACATCTATTTTAGCAACAAGAGAAACAAATGATGGGGCTGCAAATATAGCTCCTATAGGTGCTTCAAAATCAATTTTATTTGTTGGAAAAAATAAAAAGAAAATTAGAGAATATGCATATAATATAGATTATGATAGTTTTACAACGCCTGATATGACAGTTATGTCTGAGCATGTAGGTTATCCTGAAATAACACAAATTGCATACTCTAGTAATCCTGATAGTATGCTTTGGGCTGTTCGAAGTGATGGTCAATTATTAGGACTAACATTTTATAGAGATCAAAATGTTATTGCGTGGCATCGTCATAAAATAGGAGGTTATAGAAAGATTGCATTTGCTGGTAATGCTGCTGATTCTGATTATCAAATTACTACAACTGCTGATCACGGTTTAGAAACAGGAGATGAAGTTATATATGACGCAAATGGTAATGGGTCAATGGGAGGTTTAACTGATGGAGAGACTTATTATGTATATAAGGTAGATGCAGATGAAGTTGAATTAGCTAATACAAAAGATCAAGCAAAAACTAGAACAATCATAAATGTAACAGATAGTGATAATAGTGCAACTCATTATTTTAAATTACCTTCAAAGGTAAAAAGTATTGCAGTTATTCCTGGAGTAAATGATTCATATGATACTCTTTATATGATTGTTGAAAGAACAATAAATGGCGCAACAAAACAATATGTTGAATTTTTACAAGAAGATTTTAGAGGAGATGAGGGTCATACAATTTCTGATGCATGGTTTGTTGATTCAGGATTAAGTTTATCTAGTGCGACAGCTGTAACAAGTATATCAGGATTAGGCCATCTTGAAGGAGAAAGTGTTACTGTATTAGCAGATGGAGGAGTTGTTTCCAATAAAACTGTTTCAAGTTCTGCAATTACATTAACAACTGCCGCAAGAGAAGTTAAAATAGGATTAGGATATACCTCTAAAATAAAAACATTACGTCTTGAACCAGGAGGAGAATATGGGACTAGTCAAGGTAAAACTGGAAGAATTGATAAGGTGACATGGAGATTGCATGAAACAGTTAATCTTAAGGCTGGGCCTTATAGTTCTATGATGGATGTTATTCCATTTAGAACAACAACAGCCCCTATTCATGCTTTAAAGGCAAAATCAGGAGATTTTGAAATGTTATTTCCAGGGCATTATGAAAAAGAAAAACAAATATATGCAGAATCATCTGATCCACTTCCTTGTACAATATTATCAATGATAGTGCATATGGCGACATCATTAAGATGATTATAGTTCCTTTTGAAAAATGGCATTTTGACCATATAAAATTATCTGGTCCTGAACAGAAAATGATAAATAATTATGGAAAAACATGGCCAGATTTATTAAACGCCTTAAAATATACAGGAGCAACTTTTTCCTGGTTTGATAGACCTAATGTAGTAGGCATTTGTGGAGTTATGCCATATTGGAATGGTGTGGGTGAAGCATATATGTTTTTATCTGATGCTTTTAAAGAAAATAAAATCCGTTGTATTAAAGATATTAAGTATTATTTAAATATGATAGCGAATGAATTTAAGTATCATCGAGTGGATTGTCATGTTATAAAAGAATTTGAAGATGCAGTTAAATTTGCAAAATATCTAGGATTTGAAGAGGAGGCGGTGTTGAAAAAATTTGGACCAAACAAAGAGGATTATATTAAATTAGTGAGGATATATGAGTAAAGGGATGGTTGCGGTAATGGCCGCTGGAACATTATTTTCTGCATATGGGGCATACCAGCAAGGTAAGGCTCAAAAGAAAATGTATGAATATAATCAAGCTGTCCAACAAGGAAATGCTGATGCTGAGATGGAGGCGTTAGCGTGGAAAAAACATGTACACCGTCAAAAATTAAGAAAGATACAAGGAACACAAAGAGTTTTATTCACCAAGGCTGGGGTTTCATTACAATTTACACCAAAAGATTTAGATGAAGATACAATTATTCTTGCGGCACAAGATGAAGCAATATTAGAATATAATGCAAAAATGAAGGCAAGAGGGTATACAGCAGAGGGAGAGATTTCTGGTCTTAAAGGAAGAATTGCAGATTTGAGAGGAAAATATCAAGCTGTGGGCACCTTATTAGGTGGAGGAGCTGATACATATAAATATGGGCAAGAAGTGGGGGTATTTAGTTAATGGTTAAAGTTCCTTCATATGATGATATTAATAGGCAGAGTCCTGGAATAAGACCTGATCCTGTTCGCTCTCTTTCAGATGCAGAGATTAGAAATATGTCTGACATAGGATTAAGTAGAGTTGGAGAAGGTACAAAAAAAGTAGGAAAAACACTTCTTGATATTGAGATAAAAAAACAAGAAGAAGACAATCTTTTATGGGTTACAAGTAATATTGCTGATTTTAAAACACAAATAATTGAAAATGAATCTACATGGCAAGAAACTCATGAAGCTGAAGATGGAAAAGGATTTGCAGATTATGCAGAATCAGAATTTAATAAGATTAAAGATAGTTTACTAGCAAATGCTCCTAATGATAAAGCAAGAGAAGAGCTTGCTATTAAGATAGAGGCATATCGTCCTACGGCATTAAATAGTTTTATAGTACATGAAACTAATACAAGATATGCATATATAAATAATGAAATAGGAATTGCCATAAATAAAGAAGCAATGCTTGCTTATAATGATCCTATTAATTGGGAGCTTTATCTTGGCTCTATAACTAAGATGTTTGATAATG